GCCGGTGACGGTCGATAGCCCGCCGCCGAGGGACGCCATGGCGTTGCGCACAGGATCCGGACCGGCAGAGGCCCGGCCGGTGATCGCCGAGATGATGTCGCTGCTGGTCTGCGGGATCGGCGCCATGCCCATCTGCGCGCGCTGGATGTCGGTGGGCGCGAATGCCGTGATGTCCGCTGGCGAGGCAAGAGGCACAGGGGCTCCGGCTGGGCGCGGCGCGGGCAGCGGCACAGAGAGCGGCTGTCGCGCGCGAGCGCTCATGTCGGTCGGCGCCGCGTCGGGCGGAAGCTGGCCTTCCGTCGGCTGCGCGTTCACGGGAAGGTCGCCGCCGCCCATGCCACCGAGAAGCTCCCGCAGCTTTGCGAGCGGGTCATCCCCGCCGTCCGCGGCCGGCGGCATGCCGACCGGGAAGTTCTGACCGACATAGTTGTTCGGAGAGATCAGGTCCGTGAGGTCCATCAGACGTCAGCTCCCATGTCCGCTGCAGCCTGCGTTGCGAGCCGCATGTCGATTGCCTTGAAACCATTGACCTCGACCACAGCCTCGGGGTTCACCTCCTCGACGTCCTGCGCCAACAGGCCGATGTGCCACTCGTCACTGCCGATATACTTGAAGCGATAGATCGGCAGGCCATCCAACGTTGCGCCGACCACGGCGATGTCGGTCTTGAGCCGGCGGTCGGAGTATTTCAGGATGCTCGGGATTGTTCCGAGAAGCGATCCAAGGATGCCGTAGCCGGAGTTGTTCGGCTCCTGCACCGTGGCGGTCGTGTCATGCGGCGTTCCGGAGAGCACCGATGTCAGCCACGAAATCTGCTGCTGGTCCCACCCCTGGCCGCGCAGGAACTCCTGCATCTTCGCTGTGTCCGCCGCCTGGTTGGTCTGCTGCTCGGTCTGGCCCGCCTTGGAGAGCGCGTCCGCGGTCGTCAGTCCGCGGCTGACCTGCGAGTTGTCGAGGCTCTGAAGCGCCTGGCCTCCCGAGATTGCTCGCTGCAGGGCAAGGTTGAGGTTGGTCTTTTGCGCGTCGGTGTCGGCGGCGATGTCGCTCTGCCGCATCGTCGAGGCACGGTCGAAGGCGCTCTGGTAGCCCTGGCCGACCACGCCGGACCGGGTCTTGGCTTCGTCGCGCAACTGGTTCGCCAGCGCCACGCCGCTACGCGCATCGCCGAACGCGCCGTCCATGGTCGCGGAGGCGTCGAGCGATTTGCGCTGCGCCGTGCCAGTGCGCGCCAGGTCGTCCAGTTGAGGCTGCAGCGCCGCCGCAATGTACGGCGACATATAGTCCTGAATGGTGGTGTTGCCGACGGTCTTGCCGCCGCCGAGGATGCTCGCGGGCGTGACCGTGCCGGTGTCGGAGAACGTCTTGTACAGGTTCTCGATGTCCGACAAATACGGGTTCGAGGAGCCAGCGATGGTCTTGATGAGGCCGAACGCATCCTGCTGGTTCTGCGTCAGCGGCGCGGTCATCTCGCCGGTGTAAGCCTGGAACGGACGGCTCGCGACGCTCGTTGCATTGCCGACGTTTGTCTGCGCGGCGTTCTCAAGATAAGCAGGCAGCGTGTTCGTCTGCTGCTTGGTGGTTTCCATGTCGCCGAAGCAACCCATGGTTCAGTTCCTCGGATGCATTGCGTAGATTGAGCCAACAGGCTGGTAGCGCAGGAGGTCGAAAACCTTTTCCCTTTTTCCCCTGCGGCGGTTCGGGTTTGCGATGCGGATGTAGAGCTTCTTTCCGGCCATGTCGGCGATCGCGGTTGCCTCGGCGATCAGCGCCTCGAAGGCGCCGCTCTTGCGGTGGTCCGGATGCACGAAGAGATAGACCTCGCTGATGCATGTCTCGCGGGAATACCGATAGCGGACGTTCTCAAGCCCAAGGCAGCCGATCAGCTTTCCGCCCAAGGTCGCCATCAGGAACGCGCCCTTGGTCTCGGATGCGATGAAGGAATAGACATCCTCCATCACCACGATCGGATCGACCGGCGCATCGGCGATCTCCTGCCCCATCAGCATCAGGAGCTTGTGGATCTCGATCGCGTCCTGATCGGACATTGCAGCGCGAACGACGAGGGTTTCGGATGGAGCGAGCATAGGTGTCCTTGGGCTGGAGGTTACATGCCGAGCATCGGCATATTGAAACCTTGAATGAGAACCGGCGTGTACTTGATGACGATCAAGCCTTGTCGACCTGCACCTGAAACGGCCGTAGCTCCTGCGCTGGTGGATGCACAAGTCGTCCCACCGCCGCCTCCGCCATAGAGGCCACCAGTGTTACCGCTGAGACTTCCTGCGCTGTACGCGCCGTGAGCGCCGCCGCCCGAGCCATGGCTCGCATCGTATTCCGTGCCAGTTCCGCCGCCCGAGGCGCCGCCAAAACCGGCATCGCCCGCACCGCCGAGATACGAATTGTTAGACCCTACAGCCGTTTGTCCGGCATTGCCGTTCCCGTGTGAGCCGCCGGCACCACCACCTCCCGCAGCGGAGGACAAGAGACTGCTGTTCGTCGCACCACCAGCGCCGCCGCTGGTCTTTGAAGAGCCGACACCAGAAGCAGCTGATCCACCAGCCGCACCTGAACCTGCGGCGAAACCAGCTGACCATGTGCCGCCCGCTCCACCTTTCGCGAGAACTGTCGAGGTGTTCCCGAACCAAGTGTCGCCGCCGGCATTGCCGTTGGTGATGGCGCCGCTGCCTCCGCTCGTAGCGCTAACAGCGCTTCCACCGGCGCCGACGCTGTAACTCAGGGAACTCCCTGGCGTAACGGTCATATTGGTGATTTTGCTCCAACCACCACCTCCGCCGCCTCTCGAGTTCGCCGTTCCCGCTACGGCCGCTCCTGAACCACCAGCGCCGATGCACTCCACGCTGTCGAGCAACACGCACCCGGCGGGCACCGTCCACGACGATCCCGAGGTCAGAAATACCGTGACCTGCGCTGCCATTATTGCAGGGCCTTGATCAGATAGGTTGAGACGCCATTGATGCGACGCACAGAGAGAATGAACTTGTGACCGTTGGTCGTCGTCAGCGGCTCGCCCGTGTTCGAGTTCACCGTGAAGCCAGACAACGTGATCGCGCCAGCGGTAGCGCCATTCGTAATCAGAATGTCGATGGCACAATCAGACGACGGCGCGTTGAGCGTGTGAGCGCCATTGTTAGTGTAATACTGGTAGTTGCCGCTCGCTGGATTTAGCGTCCCGCTGCCACCGGTCACGTTACCCAGATTTGCAGGCGTGATGCTAAACCCTCCGGTCACGGTCTGCCCGCCAGCTGTAGCGAGACGCGAGGTATCGGACGGGTGAACATGATCCTCGCGCGATAGCTTCGTCGTGCTGGTCCCCGGTGCCGCGGTTCCATCCATCAGCGGATTTGCCGTGCCGAGAGCCGATGCGATCGCCGCCGCAGCGCTCGCGTCCGATGTCGATGTGTCGACAGGATGGACGTGATCCTCGTGCGCCCATTTGTCAGAGGTGCCGACGCTGCCAGACCCGCTATCAACCAGCGGCGTAGCCGTTCCGGCCGAGTTGGAGACGGCCTCAGTGCCTTCACCACCGTGTTCGTTGGAAGCGCGCTCGATCTCGCGCAAGGCTTCCTGAACCCAGCGCTTGAACTCATCCGGTGAATCGTTGAGGGGCTGGCCGAGCGCGAGTTGTCTCATCGGCGCGTTCCGTTCGAGGAGATCAGCACGTCAGGCTTGCCGAAGCGGAAATAGCCCCCGACAACGTCGGTAGTCAATTCCAGAGAGATGTAACGACCCTCAAGGCGGAGATCGATCATATCATCGTCTTCGGTGATTGTGATCGTCTCACTGTCAATTGTCGGATGACGGAGCCTATCCCACCCCTCAAATGTTGCAGTGATGTCACCAGACTGATCCTCGAAGTCGGCCACGATGCCGTCGATGTTGAATATCTGCGCGCCCTTCATCAGGCTCGACGGGGCAAGGCGGATGGAGGCAAGCACCGCCTCACCGTCGCCGTCGACGCCCTCCTCGTGCAGATAGATATGTCCGTCCTCGCCAGCCAGATAAGGGCGGGTATCGCCGTGGCTGAAAGCCGTTCCGGCGGTTCGGATCATCGCACCGGCCGCCCAGGAATAGTCGTTGAGGCAGAGCAGGGCATAGTAGCTCGGCTGGGTGTCGCCGAGCGCGATATAGAACCAGATCACCTCATTGTATTTGGCGACGTACTGCGCCCAACACAGGTAGGCTTGCTCCTCATTGAGGCGATCGAACACATAGGCGCGGATGTTCTCCACGTTCGGGATGAACGCCACGGCGCCGTTGTAGAGATAGAATGTGGTGTGCCCCATCCAGTAGGCGATGCCGTTCACCGTAACCTTTGCCGACGGCGAGACCAGTCCGCAATTACGACCAGCGAGGCGCGAGGAGAAGATCGCGTTGGTGCCGGTGTACTGGAAGATGTAAAGAGCGAAGTCCGACCAGACGCAGGAAACGTGGTTGCCGAGCGATGCGCCTGCAATCAGTTTGGTTCCCTCGGAAAGCGTGCGGGTATTGGCCGTGTTGTCATCGGCCGGGGTCCAGAGTGTGTAGTCGTTCTGGCTCGACCAGTCGACGCGCATTGCATCACAGAGCGCAAACACAAAGCGCTCTTCCGTGATGAACATATAGCGGACGTCGGTCGGGGCGTCCGCTACCACTGTGGCGCGGCCAAAAGCCGGAACATCGGCAGGATCGAACTTGTAGAGGCTGCCGCCATTGTAGGCTGCAAGAAGGATGCGGCCGAAGTGGTCCATCGACCAGACCCGCGGCTCGATGAAGATGGTGGAGGAGGATCGCTCCGTCCCATAGGTTCCGAGGCCATAGGCTCCCGCGCCGAAACCGAGCCCGTAAATGCCGAGCTCAACACCGATCGGAATCTCGTATTCGTAATCGACCGATCCTCCGCCGGGCCCGGCTGTCGATGAGGCGTTGCTTCCGGCGTCAATGGTGTAGGATCCGGACGCAGCGGTTATGACCTCGTACTGTCCGTCGATCGTCAGGCCGCCAACAGCGCTCGCACCGGAGAAGTTGACGATGTCGCTCGCGTTTCGACCATGGGATGCGTGCGCGACGGTGACGATGCTGCTGCCGCTTTCTGTGCTGAACGGGTTCGTCAGCGTGCCGGAGGCATCGAGCGGCGTAATGTCGTGCTGGGTGAAGTCGCGCTCATAGACGTAGAGCTTCCGATAGGTTCCGCCCGCCATGTATTCGATCGACGAGTTGTCGCGCCATGCATGCAGCGTCCTCAACGTGCCAGACGCGATAGAGGTGGTCTGCTTCAACCAACCGCCCATCTTCTGAGGGCGGCCGTTGACGAAGCGCATCCACTGGCTATCGACCCAGCGCCCTTCCTCGACGCGGTCGGACTCGGTCTTGACGATGCCAGGTGGCGGCGTCAGCGGGGTAGGATCGAACTCGCCGTTAGCCATGGGAAGTCCCCTGCCCTCCCAACACCTCCCAAAGTGACCGGGAAGGCAGGGGTGCTCCCTGCGCTTTCGCGCAACTCAAAGCTTGATACATACGAGGACCGCGCCGTTTTCCGGGCGCGCCTCGGTGCCGCCCTGTGATGCCGTGGCGAGGGTGCCCGCCGTCAGTGTACCGGTGACGGTGTGCGTGTGAGCACCGTTTGAAGCAATCGTGGTAGTGATGTTTGCGAAGCCGGTAGATGTATTTGACGTCGGAAAATTGAGAGTCGTTGTGTTTCCGGAAGGAGTGCCGGACCCGCTTTGCGGATTTCCAACATATGTATGGCCGTGGCCAGCGTCAGTCGACGTCGCGGTGTGAGTGTGGGCGCCCTGGCTGTCAGTGGTCAAGGAACTGACGGCCGGCGCGCCGGTGATACTGTGCGTGTGCGCAGCGTTCTGGTTCGACTGATAGGTGCCGACCGAAAGACTGCCGCCGGCCGCGCGCAGGAAACGGTTGTTTGTGACGAAGTCCGGCAGGCCCGCCGTGGTCGCGCCGTTGCCGGCTCCCCAGGTCGTGCCGATCGCGGCAAATAGGTCCGGGTGGTCCGCGCGAACGAATGTGCCGCCGGAGCACTCCAGATAGCCGGCCGGAGCGCTTGTTCCCCCGAAATGGAGAAAGCTACCGACCTCCGACTTGTCCATCCTGTAGAGATTGTCGGCGCCGTCGCAGATGACATCCTTATGGGTGCCCTGCGGGATTTCGATAGCGTCCCCTGATGCCGTCTTCATCAGCAGGACGAACGCGCCGTCAGTATTGTTGAAGATGCGCCAGCGCTTCGAGGTGTTGTCGACGGTGACGGTGCAATTCGATGTCAGCGTCCCCGCAAACTCGATCATGCCGCAGCGGTGCTCGGCGGCGCTCAGGGTCTCCGCGCCTCCCGTGACAGCGATGCTACTATACCCGGCGATCGCCTGTTCGAGGTAGGAGAACACGAAATTATTGAGGTTGTCGCCCCAGGTGTTGTTGTTGTTGCCGGTGGCCTGCATCAGCAGGCCGAGAAGCTCCGAATTGGTATCAGACGGCATTCTATCCGATCTCCACCTCGATGCCGACGTCGCGGTATGACAGGTCGCTCTCCGCGTTCGTCTTGTCGATCAAGGCGCTCAACATGGTCAGGTTGTTCTGATACTTCGTCTGGTTCGACATGAAGTCGTAAGCCTGCGCGAGGCAGGCAACCCGAAGCAGGTGGGGGTATCGGTTCGTCAAAAAGTTGGTGCTGTTGGACTCGGACAGGTCGTCTGGCTTCTTGAAGCCGACAAGGTTGAGCGTCGCCGCACTGTCATAGGCGCACTCGAATTGCAGCTTCTCGTCGTAGATCGCATAGCGCTGCGGGATACTCTCGATCAGCGATCCACTGTCGTAGCTGCGGGCGCGGACGATGTTTGCCTCCGGCCGTAGCTGCAACTCTATATTGTTAGTGATGTCCTGCAGCGCGATCGGATCGAGAAAGCCCGACGGCAGCGCCGCGTAGAAGTCTCCGGATGCGAGAGCGAGGTTATCGAACTCGTACCGCATCTCCCTCACCCGGAGAGTTTGATAGATCAGGGCCTGGGCCTCGACGAGGACCTGCTCCACGTCCAACTGCGAATAGTTGACCCAGCGCTTGATGGAGCCGGCGGTCGTCTTGTCCGCGATCAGGGTGGTGTAGGTCATCGCCATGGATCAGGTCCTCGGTCCAAGCTTGGTCGGGACCTGATCGGGGCCGACGACGTTTTCCTCGAACACGAGGAATTCGGCGAGGTCGCGGTAGTTGGTGAAGATCTTGCTGTAACGCTTGCGCGCTTCCTTGAAGACCTCGTGCTGCGGATACTTCTGCTCATCCTTCAGCCACGCCTCGAAGTTCATCTCCGACGTAGCGTCAGCGTCGTCGTCGCCATCATCGTCTCCACCCTGGTCATCGGGCTCGGGCGGCGTGGGCGGGCTGTCAGCATCCTTCGGCGCCTCGCCGGACAATTTGGCGAGCCGCTTCAGCTTCTTCTCGACGAGGGCTTGCTGGTGCGGCTGCACCAGTTCCATCACGAGATTGCCGTGGTGATCGAACGGCAGGCCGTCCTGCTCGAAGGCGTGGGTCATGCCTTCGCCATGCACGGTCGCGTGGGTACGCGACCGATCCAGTTTGATCTTCGGTCCTGACAAGGTCAGCTCCTACTTGTTGTCCTGAACGGCGGACGCGCCGGAAAGGGAATGGGCGAGATTGTTGGTACCCCCCTTCAAGTCCTTGCCGCGGGCGTTCGGGACATCCATGGAGGAGTCATCCCGACCGAAACCGCGAACGATGGTCTGACCGCGGGCGCCCTTCGAGCGCTCCATGGTCCCGCTGCTTTCGTTCTTCATGGTGCTTTTAGTCCTCGACGTAACGGGGAAAGACCGGAGTCATGTCCCCTGCAGGTGGGCGATAGCCGGTCTCGCGATCGGCGCGGGACAGTCGCGTGAAGCCGTCGGCGCCGGCGTTGCCGGTGACGTCGTCATCAATGCGGCTGACAGGCCGCGGGTCGGTGGCCCGCGACGGTTGGTCGGGCCGAGGCCCATATCCGTAGAGCATTGAGGTTCTCCCCAAAGCGAAAGGCCCCGGATCGCTCCGGGGCCCTTCTTGTCAGAACCAATCGATCGCCACGACCGAATAGCCGGTGCCGGCGGGGGTGCCGCCGGAGCCCTGCTTGTTCGTGATGACGAAAGCGGTATCGGCCGGGATCAGGGCCGTTTCCAGCGCGACGTGGCCCGTGAAGTCGGACAGCGTCGGCGGGGTCGGGTTGCCGGTCACGAGCGAACGCGCACGCTTGGGCATGGCGGACGCCGCATAACCGGTGCCGGCAGCCGAGCCCAGGCGGAAGCGAGCATAGCTCGTATCGCCCGAGGAACTGCCGACGTCGACCTCGGGCACGGAGGTGGTGCCGACGGCATCGGCGGTCAGGAAGACCTCGATGTCGACGACCTTGCCCTTCTTGCCCTTGGGGCCGATGTAGCTCTCGGTCGCGGTGGTAGCGCCGAAAGCACCCACGGCCGACTTATAGTGCATCCGGATCGGTGTATCGTAAGACATGGTGCTCTCCTCCCTTAAGCCGCCGAGTCCCACATGACGATGCGCGAGTTGGTCGCGTCGTCATGCACGATCCCGAAGCCGCCGAGGTAGTACCAGGCGATCGCCTTGGAGCGACCGAAGTCGCCCGGGATCTTCGCCCGGATTTCCTCGGGGATGCACATCGCTTCCGCGACGCGATCGGCGCCGAAGAAGAATGCCCAGCTCGACAGGCCGTTGTTCCATGCATCGGCGGTGCCGGTCCATGCATCGTAGGTCGCCGAGTCGGCAGCGCCGCCCTTCGGGATGAAGTTCTGCTCGATGAACCGGGTGCCTTCATAGCGCCCGATCTCGCCCGCGTAGATGTGCGACAGACCAGTCTCGGTGTACTGGTTGATCGACTCCAGCGAGTTCTTGAAGGTGCGCAGCGTGGTCGTATGGGTGATGCACCCATAGTCGTCACCCCGGGCGGTCGGGATGTTGCGCTCCTTCATCAAGTCCACGATCGCCTTGACGTGGCCGGTGCCCATCGCGACGTTGTTGGTCGTCGAGCAGGTGCCGTTGGTGTCGAGGGTGACCGCGGTGGTGGAGTTGCCGGAAGTCGGCGCGACACGAAGCAGGGTGTTCTTGAACTGCAAGAACGCCTCGATGTCGAAATACTTCCGCGCATCGTCCTTGAGCGTCTTGTCGATGATCGACACGACGTCATGCTTCGCCAGCGACTGCAGCAGGCCCGTGTACGGAACGCTGTTGCCAGCCTCCGTGACAGTCAGGTTCTTCTGCGAGACGGTGAAGCCGGTCTCGGGGATCGGGCCGGTTTCCGAGAGGCGGCGGCCCTGGGTCGACACATTGCTGTAGACGTCCCAATAGAACTTGGAACCGCGATGCAGTCCCTTGTCGACCGCGTCCTGTGCGTCGCACAGTTGGCGGAATTTCGTGAGAGGCTGCAGCTGCAGGCGGATGACGTCCGACAACTCGTCGGAGTACATATAGCCACCTTCAGCAGCAACGCTCCAAAGCTGACCAGCCATGGTCTTGCGTCCTTCTAAAAGGGCGCGCGTTCGGTGCTCCTTTGCCTAGCGAGGGTTGCGGGAATGGGAGGTGGTTGCGGTCACAATTGCCCGCGTGCCTGCTTGGCGCGTTCCACCGCCGCTTTCCGGGCGTCTCCGCCGGAGGTTTGGGCTGCGGGAGGAACAGGCTGCACATTGGCGCGCTGGGGTTGTTGAGGGATCGCCCGCCGTCGATCGTCACGGTTCAGGTTGACCTGAACGCGGTCCGGGTTGGCAGGCTTCGTTGGTGCGGTCTCCTGGCGAGGCTTCCCGATCCGTTCGAGGTAGCGCGCCGCTCCATTGTCGAGGAGTTGCGCGACAGATCGGACGGATGCGCCCTGCAGCTTCTGCCGACGATGCTCGTTGGCCAGCTTTGCGGGGTCGCTCGGGATATTGTCGTCAGGCACTCCGATCTTGCGAAGATCGTCAGCGTAGCCCTTCAGGAGTTGGTCCTTGATGACTGCGTGGGCGATTTCATCCGAAGCGAGTTCCGGATTTTTCTTCACAAACTCGTCGTGGGCTCGCAGGTCGGCATTGACGTCCGCTTGGACGCGATCCTCCCAGCTCACCTGTTTGACTGCAGCCGTGGCTACCTCGGCGATGGTTTTGCCGAGAACTTCCTTGGCCTTGTCGGGGTCGCCATACTGAATCTGCTCGATGGCCTCCTTCAGCGGATCAGCGGGGTTTTGCTGGCCGGTGGTGCCGTCGTCGGTTTCAGTGGCAGGGGTCGCGGGTTCTTCGGCGGGGTTTTGCCGGGAGACGTGCACCCGCGTCGTCTCCAAAACTTGTCGCGCTTCGTTGAAGCGCTGCTTGGCCTGCTCGAGGTAGTCGTCGCCAGCGGCAGCCTTCTGCGCCAGCGCGATCACTTCCTCGTCGGTATACTCCTTCTCCTGGCCATTGACCTTGAGCTTGCGCTTGGCCGGGGCCGGAGGCTCCTGTTGGGTCGGCTGCTGTTCGTCGACCTGTGGCTCTTCGGTCTTGGCGACCTGCCCATAGGTCTGGGACGGATCGTTGAAGTCGCCCGTGGCGTCGATGCCCGGCTCTTTGTCGACGCGGACCTTCTTGAAGCGGGCGGCGATCGCGGCGCGCGGATCGGCCTCGATGATCTCCGGCTTCGGCGGCTCGGCGGGGCCGGTGGCGTCCGCCGGCGGCGGCGTAACCTGATGGTCCTGGCCGGTCGTGTCGTCGACCTGCTGATTGATAACCTCGATCTGCTCTTCGGGCTTTTGGGCCTCAGTCGTCATTGTTCACACCGTTGGTTGGGAGTCCAAGTTGTTCGGCGGTTTCATCGTCAATGATGAGACCGCGGGCTTCCTGCATCTGCATCTCGGACAGGAGGCGTTCGGCCTCTGGTCCGGCAATGAGGAGTTCACGGAGCCACTTCACGAGATCGTCGAAGCGGCGGACCTCATTCTGCAGCCGGCGGATTTCCGCATGGTCTTCCGGGTCGACGCTGACGAGTCCTACGAGAGCGGCCGCAGCCTGCTCTTTCGCGGCACTGATGACGACTAGAAGCGGCTCGCTCTTGATCTTCGACGTCAGTTCGACCTCGGCATGAGCCGAAAGCGTCAGGTCGCGCTGCAGGGCGATCTTGTAGATCGGTTCCATCACCGCACCTCGACGCGGGCGGTACCGCTCATCCCCAGCGCGCGAGCGGCGCCATGGGCGAGATCGATACAGCGGCCGCGGACGAACGGGCCGCGGTCATTGACCCGGCACTGGATCGACCGGCCGGAGGCGAGATGCCTCACCGTCAGAACAGAGCCGAAAGGCCGTGTCCTGTGCGCGCAGGTCATGCCATCCGGATTGAACCGCTCGCCGGAGGCGGTGCGCGGCCCGCTCTCGCGGCCGTACCATGATGCGATGCAGGTCTCGGCAAAAGCACTCGACACGGAGGCGCACAGAAGCGCTGCCGCCAGAAGCAGGCGATACATGAAGATCCTTTGGTTAGAGAGCGTCAGCGGCGCGCCGCATGGGCGCAAACCGCTCCATTGCCTCGGTGGAGAACGGCGTCAGCGCGGTCCGTCCATCGGTAATGGAGGTGTTGCGGCGGATCTCCGGCTGGGTAAACCACCAGTATTCGCCGGTTGCGATGATCGCGCAGAAGAAGCGCGAGAACCCGTCAGGCGCGCCCGGATCGAAGATCAGGCACTCGGCATCGCCTATTGGAGTGGCGACCTGCCAGACGGGGTCGAGAACGATCATCTCGCGAGCGCGGGCCGGGTATCGAGGAAGCGGTCGAGCCGCTCGCCCAGGCGGTCGATCGCGGCCGTCAAGCGGTCCTCGACCTCCCGCATGGCCTCGCGATGGATGTACTCCTTGGCGATCTGCTCGCGGTAGAGACCGAACGAGGCAGACAGGATCGCGACCTTGTCGGATGCGTCCTTCGCGGCGAGTTCGGCGTTTGACGCCTTGGTTTCGGCAGTGGCTATCCTGCTGCCGAACGTCAGCCAGAAGGTTGCGAAGGCAAGACCGAAACCAGCGACGGCGGCGATCGCGCTGATGGCGGCAAACTCGATCGTCACTTCGCCGATCCCTTTGCGAACCGTGCCCGCTGGTTGGCCTGGCATTCCCGCGTGGCTTCGAGATTGCCGTCGGCCTGTATCAGCGCGGAGCGGTGCTGCGCGAGCGCAGCCTTGGCATTTACACCCTTGTGCAGATCAGGGAGCGGCACGGCGCGCGCGAGGGCTTCGCAGTCGCGGGGGATTTGCACGGACAGACTTGCCGGCGCGGCCTGGGGAAAGTGACCGCAGGCCGTCAAGGTCAGCATCATCAAGGGCGCAAGCCCCCGCAGGCTTTGTCGCCAGCATCGCCTCATAGTCGCTCACCTTTCCCTTCAGTTCCTCAGCCTCGGCTTCCTTCTCGCGCGCGATGCGCTCGGCGTCGTCGGCAGTTGCCTTCTGTTGCTCCAACTGCTTCTCGCGCCATTGCAACTCGGTCTTGAGGCGATCCGCCTTGGCGTGGCCCTCGGAGATGCGGTATCCGACGCAGAGCGACAGGTCCGCGAGTGCGATGTAGGCGACGAGGCCCGCCGCGATCGCGTAGGGCTTGACCGACGGCAGGTCGCGCAGCACCGGAACGTGCGAGACGAGGAAGCAGGCAACCATCACGGCCGCCACGGTCACCAGCGCCAGATCAGATGTCGCGATGTCCCAGATCATATGGCTCATGGCAGATGAGACGATCCCGCTCATGCGATATGCCTCGAAACCCAAGCCGCGACCTTCTCCTTGCCGAAGAGCCAGAGCGCCAGAGCAAAGGCGAGCGCGCTCACGGTGAGCAGGAAACCGAGCAGAAGGGCCGCGAGCTTCCAGTCGGACAGCGCGCCGATGCCGCCAAAGCCGATGCTCGATAGTCCGCCCACCACCCAATTGCGCATGCGGCCGAAGAAGCCGGGGCTCTTCGGTTCGGGAACAGGAACAGGCGGAGGCGCAGGCGTGGGCGTGGGCTCTTCCGGCGGCGGCTCCTCCTCTCCGCCGGCTTGCGGCGGATCGATCGGTTCTTCCTTCGGCGGCTGCGGCCGCGGCGGGAGCGGAACGACCGTCTCTCCGCGCGAGCAGAACTCGAAGTGCATCGGGTCGGTGCGGCCCTTGTAGTCGCCACCCCATAGCGCGCCCTGGCGCTTGAAGGCGTCGATCACGAACTGCGGCATGGTGCCGTGCCCGGTGTTGAAACCGTTGTGCTCGGCGTCGAGGTCGATCGCCGCGCCATAGGCATGGTTCGACCAGCGTGGCGTGCGCCCCTGCGCGTTGCCGGGCTCATAGCCGCGGACATAGCGCGGATTGTAGGCGCCCGAATAATGCGAGACGCGAAGCTGGTCTAGCTTGGCCTGATCGCGACCGCAGGCGTCCCAGATTTCGTCGAGCGCAGCCTTCAGCGCGTCGGCGGCCTTGCTGTGGAACTGGATCGAACGGATGGGCTTGCCGTCATAGTACATCTGGAACGGCGGGACGACCGGGACGAGCTGCCTGCCGGGCTCGCCGCGGGTCGGATCGCCGTAGAAATCGGCGAGCGAGGCCGGATCATCGTGCGGCCATCTGGCCATTGTTCGCTCCATAGCGCTGCAACAGCGCGGTCAATTCCGAGACGAGGTCGCCGCTCGGCTGCTCGGCCGGCTGGTTCTTCTGCTGCACCTCCTGCTGGCGCATCTGGCGGTCGGCCTCGGTGTTCTGCTGCGCCCGGTGATCGTTGAGGCGGTCACGCTGCTGGTTGTCGCGGTCGGACCGGACCTTGTGCACGAGCTCGGCGCGCTTGAGCTGGTGCGTGTCGATCATGTCGGCGAAGTCCATCTTTGTGCGCGCGCCGGTCTCCTGGGCCTTGGCGTGGTTGAGCTCGGCCTGAGAACGGTTCTTCTCCGCCTCCGACTTGAGCTTGTCCGCCTGCGCGTCGATCGCCGGGTTCGGCTGTGGCTGGCCGTCCTTGATGAAGCGCTTGGAGAAGTCGCGGTAGCCGCACAGGCCGAACAATTCGTCATTGATCTCGTTGAGATCGATGACCTTCTTGCCGGATACGACGTCGGGATGACTCTGCCAGAGCGGGGCCGCGATCTTCAGGCCGTTGGCGAAGTTGCCGAGCTTGGTCTGAGGGTTCGACGCGCCGAGCCCGGCGTCGACGCGGATCGTCACCTGCTCCATCAGGAGGTCGTCGGTGATCTCGCTGACGCCGTGCTTCTGGAACAGCTGCGCCTTGTCGGCGCACAGTCCGAGAATGTTCTCGTCGGACTCGTAGAACTGTTCGAGGCGGACGAGTTGCCCCATGACCGGCTCCACCCAGGTCTCAACCCATGTGCGCAGGTCGTATTCCTGCACCGAGTTGGCCGAGGACGAGATCAGGTTCAGGCCGCCGACGGTCTCGTTCAGGCTGCGATTGGTCTGCACCGTGCCCGAATTGAACTGCCCGGCCTGGTCGTCGAAGTCGACATTGAGGCGCTCCATCTCGGCATAGGCCGAGGACGGCACCTCCGGGGTCTGAGCGAACTCGATGTCGTCGGCGTCGGTGCGCAGGATGACGCTGTTGGGCCCGCGACGCTGCAGGGCGCCAAGGTCAATCTGCCGTCCGCGCTTGACGAAGGTGATCGGAGAGACGTTCTGCTTGACCTGATCGAGGCGCAGGTTCGCCAGATCGTTGATCTCCTGCTGCAGCGGCTGCCATGCCTCCACATGCGACATCGGGAAGATGCGGTGGGCTTCGAGGCTCGAGATGCCGAACACATACGGCCGCTCGCCGCCCTGTTCGGGATAGACCTCTTCGAC